AGAAGGGAGTACTTTCCGATGGTGACCGAGCTGAAACCTAAGGTTTCAACGCACGTAGGCAGCAGCAACCGGATCCGGGGGCAGTCAATGTAGCAGATCTGAGATCTGCCACGTTTGATCTGCACTATGGGGAGTTCCACGGTCTTTCTTGGAATGACCATGGCCTCCTCACAGTAGAACGCGTACCATTCTGAATGGTACGTGTCCTCCTCGGATGTCCGGAGACCAATAAGCTTAACGCCGGTGAGGTAACGAAGCCAGTGAAGCAGCTTGCAGAGTGCGATTAAATCGTCCCCCACAATGCTGTAGGCCTCTAAGAGACCATACCTGGCGCACGCATCCTGACCTAAGGTCAGGATAACCTTCGTTAGGTGGTCGCCCATAAAGGACCCAATGAGTGTTACACACACGAGTTTAACTCGCTTCCCATGGGGATCATTGGGGTCCGGCCCAAAAACATACCTCTTAGAGGTGTGAAGTGTCTTCGCAAGAAGCAATAGGGCCAAGGGCGCACCTTCAACTTTCCGCGCATGACGGATGATATGAGTCCAGATAAACTTAGTTGACCTGTGACTGAAACAGTCCGTCGCCTCTGATAAGTCCGTGCTTCCGGCAGGCAGGCCCTCGGCTTTCTCCCAGATCTTGTCCTGAGGATCAAGATTCTTTAGGAATCGCCAGAGGTGCCTGTCCTTAGTCATACCAGACTTAGTGTGGTATGACTGCCGGAGACACGGCGCGAGGATATGCGCGATAAGGCACTGGAACCTCGAATTCGCCCAAGGCGGAATCGTGATTACCCGTGCCTTCGAAGGTTCTAGGACGACGTGAGTGGTTACCACGTTGCGGAATATTGGGTGCTCTAAGAGCCACTCAATACAATAGTCTAAGACATCCGCAGACGTGGAGACTCTCCGTCTGTCCGGCGTGCGTTCCAGGGTCACTGGATCGTATCGGTACTTCACACACCGTGTGCGCGCGACCTCTGACAGGAAGCCACTGTGGCCTCCCGCCAGCTGTCCGCACTCCAAGGAGGCCTTAGGCCCCATGGACAGCGCCCCGTAACGGCCATCGATAGCCCGCATGCAGAGTGTTGCACTCTTCACTGCGGGGCCGATCTCTTGGAGGTCGGCATCGGTGACCGGGTCGGGGCTGCTGACCGTGGCGTAAAACTTTCTTAGAGAGTTTCCCGCCATCTTGGAGTCTGCGAGACCCGTCGCGCGCGTCTGACACCAGATCTGCATGTGCACGGCCAGTCCGTGCCGTGTGCCGAACAACTGCCAGTCGGAGGTGTCCGGTCGGAACATTCGGTAGTATCTAAGATACGTGCCCATGTCCCGCATGACCGGTAGAGGCTCTCTAAGGGCCTCCGCTTTCCGGATCAGTTTCTTGCACCGTTTTAAACGGCCAATAAACTGGGCATAGTTGTTCGCACAGTTCTCAATTGCAAACTTGGTCAGGTCGTTGACTACTTGGTAGTCATAGTCCTCACCTTCCAACTTGGTTAGAAGGTATGCGAGGACTACCCCATCAGCGGTCTCCAACCACCTTCTTAGAAGGGGGACTAGAGTATCGCCGGGGAAAGC